TATACATATTTACACCTCTTTGTTAATATGATTAACAGTTGACATAATTTAATATAGAATTTAATTAGATTATGTCAACTTATAGATTTACGATAAATTAATTAATCATAATGATAAATATAGTATTAGTCGGTACTTACCCCAGATACGGATTTAAAAAGCACCCCACATATATATGTTAAGCATACAGCAGCCGGCCATGTAATTTCAGATACTAAATAACCGTTAGCCACTAAAGTTGGGAATGCAGTCACTGCTGTAGGCCATACTACCCATACAAGTGTACCACCAATTACAGCTATACCAGCAATAGTAGCTATTAATGCAATAGCACCAACTAGAATTAATAATAATTTTTCCATGTTTTTTACCTCGTTGTTTACATGTAATGTAAATATAGCAAAATATTATATTATTAAGGTATTTATTTTTGAGGAGCTTGTAAATTAAATAAATAACCACCACGAAGCATAGGAACACAAGTTGTACATTCAGTCTTACATATACGATCAGTGGTGAGCTGATTTATTGGGGTTTGAATATTGATATTTCCGATGATCTTACGATTCTCATCAAATGAACAATCATATATTACACCATCATGTAAAATTTCAAATATTCTATATCCATTAGGGCACCGTTTTCCAATATACGGATACTGAACAACCGGATCTTCATCTGGTGATAATTCTAATCCATTAAAACGTAATTTATTCATAACGTTATATGAAGTTGTCCCATCAACCACGGTACTATCAAATGTATATCGCTCAAATGTAGGTTTTAATTTTATACCATAATTTATAACTAAATTTCGATTAGCAATAATCTCATCAATATTTTTGTCAGTTGCTATCGATGTAAGATGTACAGGAATGCCAGCCGATCTAATTACATTTATATGTGGTTCTAATTCAGAAAAATATTTTTCATAATTACCAATTTCACCAAAATGAACTGATACTACAATTGCATTTATATTATCGAGTTTAGCCTCTGTTAATATGCGGTCAAATGATTTAGTTCCAAATACGGTCCCATTCGTAACCCAATCCACGTGAGTGACTTGACTTAATTCAGTAATCATATCACTAAATTGTGGATGCATCATAGTCTCACCATAACCACAGAAATTAAATACATTATTTTTAAATTGACTTGAATGCCAAAGCATAGAATCAATATCAAATTTCTCAGTTTTGTATTTGGTGTGTACATCATCATGTCGATAACAATATGAACAATTCATATTACATACGGTTGACGGTCTACATGTAAATATATAATCAAACATAATCATCCAATAATATAGCCATCATCAGTAATGCGAGTAACCATCTCACCTGATAAATTAGCCCTATCCCATACAGCATATGCAATTATACGTCCACCGTTACTGAATGTATATCCAGTTGATAGATGACCAATTTCATGTGGATCATATGCCCAGTAATATACTTGAACTTTAATATTACGCATATTTTGATCACCAACAACTTTTCTAATATCTGTTGTTAATTGTTCCCAATCTTCAGGTGATATTACTTTACCACTGAATTGATTATTTTTAGAACATCCAGTATGTGCATAGTTATATTGGTTAACCGCACTTTTGTATGTATAATCAAATTTTACACATTCAAAATAATCTGCATGATCAAACATATCTTTTTCCCAAGGGTCTAATCCTTCAGGTTTAACGACAGATAACTTAACCATTTATGATCTTTTCGGGACGCATACAATATTATATATACGACCTGTGTTTTTAGCAGCATCTTTAATGGTATCTGTGTATTCATTAAGAATTTCACGTACTTTTGGTTGACTTAACGACGAATCTACGTCGATTTCAATTATACTTAACTCGTCTGGTATTAATGTTTGAACATTCATTATGGTTTCTCCATGTTTATATAATATAAAAATACTATATAATACACAAATAACCCATTATTTATATTGTTAATTTAATAAGTGATTCACTTGCAATAGCTTTACGAATGTAACGCATCATTGTGATTACTTTATGTGTTTAGTAGTTAAACCTAACTTCTTTATTCTACGATATACACTCGATGGTGTGATATTTAATTGGGTCGATATTTCTTTAATTGTATATGAATTAAGTAATGATTCCAAATCAATACTATCCCAGTCTATTTTATATATAGGACGTGGTATACTTATGTAATATTTTTATAGTACTAGTGACGGGAATCGAACCCGCATACACCTTTACTCAAGGATTCTTGATTGAAAATCAAGGGAGGAACCAATACCCTCAACACTAGCTTAAATGTAATAGCGATGCTGGGTGACGATCCCAGTACTCAATTGTGAAAGAATTGCGAAATAACCAACGTTTTCTACACCGCCCTAATAAAAAAAGACCCACACTCTATTGAGTATGGGTCTTAAAAATTTCTTATAGAATTTTAACCGCACATACTTAAGTAGTGTCCATTTCCTCTGATTCTTGTTCATATAATGCGTACATAATTCTATTTCCTTTTGTGTAGATCTTACTCTACGTTAATTTAAATGTATTGATGGGACTCGAACCCACACACTGCCCTATAACGGCGGACAAGCTCTACCAGTAGAAGTTTTACGGTCATTGACCTACAACTAGCCTGAGACTTACAATACAAACACTTTTTAATTTTCTCTAACTACGTTAAAACCTTTTACTTTTGTGAAATCTTCAATTACATCTTCAGTGTAAAGAAGTCTCCATTTCCCATTTGGCATTTGTTCCAGATAGATTTTACCACTGGTATTATCATTGGTAGATTTCATCGCAACGACTTTACCTAATTCTAATTCTTTCGTTGAACCATCTTCGAAATCAATCTCAATACTTCGCTTTATTTTATCTTTATCTTTCTTCGACATAATGTCTCCTGTTTATCTGTTGAGGTAGGTGTCGAACCTACATTATCCACTATTACCACATTGGTTCAATAACCCGTGACAAACCCAACATTAGTACCCATGGTAGGACTCGAACCTACATAAATCCACATTAGAAGTGTGGTGTCTATCCATTTAGACGACACGGGCAATATATTTATTTCAATCCCAGTTTTTTTGCTCTCTTATGAACTGCTACATCACTGACACCCAGTTCCTTACTGATTTGTAAATAACTTTTATTTTCCAACTCAGTCTTTAAATCAATACTATCCCAATCAATTTTATATCTAATCGTACCTGCACATTTATATGAGCATGTTGTATTAGATGCTGACATTAATGTACTACATATAGGACATTTGATCATCTTTAGTTCACGATCTCTTTTAATGTAATCAGCATACTCCTCATTAAATTTAGGTGCATTACTTGGTATATCGACCATACCGGCATGTATTTCACTATGACAATTATGACACACTAATATACATTTACGTAACTCATTCACTACATCATTCCAGTTCTTAGGATTAGCTCGTGTACCACCTAATGTAAAAAGCTTTTTAGATGGATCTAGATGGTGAAATCCTAATGCATCATCACAATTGGCATATCCACATACACTACATTTCCCACCCATAGCAATTACCATTCTACGCTTACTTGTTGTTCTCCATTTTTTTACGTGCTCTGTACTATATGACCTACTTCTAACCATTATTATATTCCTTACATTATATGTAATAGTTTATAATAATGGTTAGATTATTAGTTTTTACTGACATGGTTGGACTTGAACCAACGGTGGGCTTACGCCAACAGATTAACAGTCTGCCCCCTGCTGCCTACTCGGGTACATGTCATTGTTCACTTGTTTTAAGAGTTAGTGAACCTCTTTAGCTCTGAGGGAGGGCTTCGAACCCCCAGTTACCTTTCGGTGCTTGAGTAACAATCAAGTACGTCTACCAATTTCGCCACCTCAGATTATAAAAACAAAAAAAGCCTCGTTGAAGTTATCAACGAGGCTTATAAGTTAGTTAAACAAAAATGTCTATTAACAATAAACCCCGTTGGGATTATTTTCTCTTTCATTTCTATTCTCAAGAGTTGTAAATAACATAATAAAATTCCTTAATTTGATATTTCTATCGTTTGTTAATAATAATATAGATTTTTTAATGATCTGTCAACTAATTTTTTAATCTTTTTTAATCTTTCAATATATTTAATATAGAAATCTAATCGGAGTTGTCAATCATATTTTTATTTTATTAAAAATATTAATCATAATTTAATGCGACCAAGGTGGAATAGGTTTAATTTCCGATGGTATAATATCATCAATTGGTGGATTTGATCTATCTAATGAATCTACTGGTGTATATACTTTAATAGATGGTGCATATATACTAGGTAAATATATATCCCTTTCATTAGCAGCAGCAGAATAATGATAACTTGATTTTAAATCTCGAAATAATTTCGGAAATAAATATCCTACTAAAATTCCAAATATAAACATTATGCATTCCATTTTAATCCCCTTTTAATTTGTTATGAGACTGATTTATAATATTGATATAAAAAAAAATAATTAAATAAAAATGAATAGTAATTCTATCGACTAGCATTAATCGTCACAACCACCACAGTCACTTGAATCACTATCATAGCTTGAATCACTATCATAGCTTGAATCACTATCATAGCTTGAATCACTGTATCGTTCAAGTTTAGGTTCATTATAAGTTGACTCTGGAGCTACATATGGTTCTAGTTCCGATTCTGGTTCTGTCGATATAATATCTTCAATCAACGCACCCTCAAATGCTGGAGGAACTTCGGAATCTGGAATAGATATCATTTGATATTCATTTTCAACTGACTCCTCAACAAATGAAGAATCATCAATGTAAGGACTATCATCAATGTAACTATATGTAAGATCACCGTTACCAACAAGTTCAACCAAAAAATAAATATCCCAAAAGTCTAATCCACCATCTTCATAGTAATTATCAAACTTATATAAACGATCACTTGGAGCACATGAATTTAAATTTTTAACACGTAATTTCATACGAGATTCCATATATGATTTACTTGAAATTGGAAATTGAACTGCTTCTATATCATCCCATGCAAGCATGCCATCAAAAATATCACGTGTAATTAAATACTCAGAAAATGATGTAAAGTTTGATGTAACCAGTTTTTCAATTGCAACTTGACGTTTAGTACGATCACTAATAGTAATATAACACGAATTAATACCAGCAGTTACTAAATCGACAATAGATTTAACTGATTCGTATAATATTAATCCCTCTGAATTTACAGTCACATCAGTTGTAGTAAAGAAAACCCAGTTACGTTTACGTATTTTATCAATATATAATGTATTATCGTTAATAAATGCATCAATTACAGTTTTCAATCCATATTCATATCCATTACATACTTGATAAATTGCTACAAGTGATCTCAATCTATCGTAATTCATTCTAATTACGTCTTGCTCTAATACTTTCATGCTAAATCCTTTATTGAGAGTTACATTAAGTTTAATATAGAAAAAAACTTAAATCCATCAACCAACTATTTTTGAAACAAAATATCATCTAATTCAGTAAATATAAAACTAGTCTCACCAAATGAATCACCTGCATCATCATACACTTCATATTCACCTGCATCATCTTCATATTTCTTATATCGAATACCAAATGCAATATCACTTACATCTAATCCATCTTCCGCATATGCTTCAATTAACTCATCATAGAAAGATAATTCATATTTTGGAATTATAATACAATCATAAAATGAATCACCAACCATCGTATCATAAATACAAGAATAGCGTTCCCCTATTTGAGGTCTTGATTTAGCTGCAATTTGAAAATTTTTCATTAAATTATTGAAAAATACATTAATACAACTTTCATATATTTTATATTTTAGCAGTGTAGTTAACATTAAAGGCTTTTATAAAAAGTGTCTATATGTTCAATATAGATTTCTACCATTTCTTGTATATCATTTTTAATAATTTCTTCAACATTTAATGCGGTTCCATTGATATTAACATCAACAGTCTCATATAAAGAAATTTCCATTAGTCCTTCATCATCATCAAGCTCAAATTCAAACGCAATTCGAGCGAAACATATTTGATCTTCACGTAGATCAGGAAATGCAGACTCACCTGAATGTGTATTTGCATTTATATCAGCAGAAAGTACAGTGAGATTACCGTTAGAATATTCAAATTTAACTGCACGAAATTCACCATTATTATATTTAACAATTGCCACATTTGGTATATCGTCACGTTGATATACACTAGATTCTTCAAAATATTCCATAATATCCTTTATATGTATAATAGAAATATACGAATATTTTACAAAAAATGGTTAAATAAAATGTTCAGTGATTGTATCGTAGCTACCTTTGATATCAACAAGATCACCATCTTTAGTTACAAGTACAATTGGTGAATCAAATCCATCATATTTTAAATATGTAAATGCACCATCTTGACTATCAACTCTACATCCACGCAGTACATAATGACTATCACTAACCAGTATACGAACATTTATATATTCACCTACAAATAATTTAGATGAATCCATTTTACTCGGGAAATTCTTTTTAAGCTCATCGAATAAAATACTGATACATGTATCTATTATTGTATGTCGTAATAATATTTTAATCATTTGGTAAACTTATAGTATTTAGAGTTTAATGCAATTATACCATCACCTTCAAAAGATTCTAAATCATCATTGTCAATTAAATCTGTAATAGTTTGATTATCATCAATTATCACCATATCTTCATCATATTCATATAACTCATCCGGCTCATATTGTTCATTATATTGAACCTCATCAAGATCACTTCCAGATGAATATACATATGTTGCATACACAACCGCATATGGATCTGAATTAGAACCACGCATCTCAACTTTTTTAACAATGCAATTATGAAAATGTTCATCTCCATATATATGAGATATAGTACTATATACATCACCAACTTGGGGTATTATACTATCAATATCAATATTGAAATTTTGTATTAATTTATTGAAAAACACATCAAGTGAGATTTCATAAATATAATGTTTTAACATAGTTTTTATCATAGAACATCGAGGGTTAAGTACCTTCTAATGTTTATAATTATTTATTAAATTTAATGTCGCTTGAAGTACAACCCATTATTAATTCACCACTGGAATCAGTGAAGTTAAATATAGTTTCAGGTTTATTTAAATATATACCTGAATATACACTCGTTATTGTACAATCATTATATGTAGTATAAGCAGGAATATTATTTAATAATCCAATAGCTATTGTTATTGATTTAAATTTACTATTAACATATATGTCAGGTAATGTTTTAAAATTACTTTCGATGGTTTTAAATAAGTTATTTATACTATACTCAAGTATTTTATGTTTTAAGAAAAGGGTTAACACTCGATTCCCCTTAGTTTTTCTTCAGTATCAATACTCCAATATATGTATTTCTTCCATGACTCATGCGGAACACGAGCACCAATTTTATTTACAATAGCTTTAGGTGCTTCCTTAGTTAACGTAGGTATACCCACACGCTTCCTAATAGTCCATCCAAGCTCACTTAACATCTTATCACCTTTTTCATGGTTACAGTCGTGACAACAAGCTCTAAGGTTATCCCACGTATTTAAACCACCTTTTGATTCAGGGTATACATGTTCAACCGTCATCTCAGATAATTTTATTTCAGTTCCACAGTAACAGCATTTACCATCGTCTCGCTCGTAAAGACCTTTACGACTTACACGAAGGGTTTTAACCATATCATGTTGTGTAATTTCTGAATCAATCATACGGATAACCGCTGGGCAATTGATTTGATTATTTGAAACAGATCCAGTTGATCGACCAGAATGTAAAAATATGTCATCATAGATGTCAACGATTTCAGCTTTTATTTTCAAATCATTGTAACAATCACCAACAGCATCTTCCCATGTACATACATCAATGGGCATATAAGCTTTATTTAGCTTCAAAACCATAGTATGACTTTGATTCCAATATCTTCTGCGTTTTTTTCTGTTCTGTTTCACAACCTAATTCCTTATACTTGAAACTAAATATAGTTAAACTTTCAAATTTTAGGTAAATTATTTACGGTAACGTCTGCGAATTGCACTTATCTGTTTATGATCCATATCCATCAATTTAGCAATTTCAATATTTTTTAACCCTTTATCTATATGATCACATGCAGTTGCAATTACATCACCCGAATATTTAACGCATTGTTTAATAATTGTAATACCATAGTGATCTAACATTCTCTGTATCCTATCAACACCTACACCAACTTCTTTAGATATGGCTCTGCGACTCAATCCAGAGTCAATCATTATTTGCAACTCTTCCTTAGTGCATTCAAATTTACGCTTAGTTTCTATTCCATATTTTTTACACCACTTACGGATCGCATTATCGCTTACATTAAATTGCTTCCCGATTTGTGTCATCGGTGTTGTATTGACTAACTCCTGTAATTCTTCTTTGGTTACTGGTAATTGCTTACATGCATTAGATAACTTACTTGATGGTGGGTGGATAGTTCTCAGTTTTCGTTTACATTCATCAGAACATGTTTTTCGTCTTGTATAATATATTGAATCACATACAACGCATATACGTTCCTTACGTAACTCAATGTATCCATTAATTATATCATCTGATATAGAATTATCTAATATAATAGACGGACCAAATTTTAATATGGATTTAACTGGAAATCGCTTAACGATAAATCCATATGATTCAATTACTGCATCTCGGTGTATATCATAATCAGTGTCCTTATGAAATTGTTCACTATCAACTTCGACTACTAATGTACCAATACAAAAATCTACAAAATATTTATCAATATGATACTGATGCTCAAACGCTATATTCTCTGATTTTAACCAGTCATATACACGCTTTTCAGGATAGCTCATTTTAGATCGATTATTTGCTAATTTACGATTAGGATGTTTCTCAGGGAATTCCTTATATAATTTTTTCTTAGCTTCACTCTGTCGTTTACGTCTCTCAGAGGTCCATTGCTCTTTACCCGCCGTTGGATTTTTCTGATGAAATAGTTTAAGTGATTCACCTGATGTTCTGGAAACAAACTCACCTCGTTTTTTGGCCGCATGTATTGAGGCACTGCACACACCGTATTTTGCCGTAATATCTCTGAAACTATGTCCATCATTATAATAACGTTGTATTTCATTCCAATTATACCTATTATGTGTATTCATATATACTCCTTTCATAATAGTTTATAATCGGAGTTATATGAATTTGAACTTTATAAATTAAGTTCAATGAAATGTATCAGTCTAGGAGGATTTAAACCTCCACCACGTGGACCCAAACCACGAATGCTATCATTAAACACCATAGACTGTTATTAGTCAGGATAGAGGGATATGCTCCCCCGACCTTCTGTCCCCCAGACAGACGCTCTACTAGACTGAGCTATATCCTGATAGTTTAATCGGAAGGGAAAGGGTCGAACTTTCCGTTAGCCACATCTGACTGTCCACTTCTGAGACTTCGGCTGCTCAGTTTACTTCCGTTGGAAAATTGAATACAATAATCTCAATGGATTAAGAATCAATTTAAAGACAATTATGTTATTTTTTGGAAATCAGAAACTACACCGCACGGGGCGGGAATTTGTTAACTGTGTTTGCAGTGTTTGCAGTGTTAACTAAAGCGTATGTCAATTCATTGTGTTTCATAATGACTATAATATAGATTATTTCAGCTAGATGTCAACCACTTTTTATTTAGTTGATGAAATTAGTCCATGAACATAGGGTAAAAATATAATTCCAGAGTCACTGTGAGGAGAGCCTTTATATCCAACACTATAGTCATCACCACCAGCTACACCACGATCCATACCCACAACAGCTTGTAGATCCATTTCAAGCTCACGTATCATCATGTCATGTAATAAACTCTCAATATACTACCACCGTGAAGTACAGCGATGTCTTGCGGCATTTCTAACGTATAGTTAGCTGAAATTTTTCTACTACGTGCAGAAATTTTTTATGATAACAATCGAATGCGATCCACGGTTGACATCGGAGGCTTAACAAAGTTATCATATACCTGATCAAAGAATACACTGATAGCGTAGTCAGCTATTGTACGTTTAATTAAAGTTTTAATCATTGAATTATGATTCCAGTGTTCTCAGCGACCTCTTGTGTGATCGCTATCCGATAAAGTTTAGCTCCATAATCATCTCCATGAACAATACATAGATCAATTAGTAAATCATCATTGTACATACTAATATATTCGTATTTCCCAACTTTAACAATCATTTTACGCCATATCCCATCAATCACATTACCAGATGAAACAGTTATATCACTAAATGCTAGACGCATATCAAAATTACGTTGAAATGAATCGAACACCACACCAATTGCATCGTCAATGAATTTATGTTTTAAATAAGTTTTAATCATCTGCTGTGTAATTTACATTTACCTTTATATGGTTCATAGTTATATGGTTTGTTAAGTTTAATCGCTGATTTAATAATGGTTGCTACCTTACGTGCTTCAACTACACTATCAATAGGCTTACTAATATCAGACTCAAGTACCGGCTTCCATTTGTCAAGTAAAGGCCGTTGTTGTTTAGCGGAGGTCATCATTGCACTCAGAATTTCCCTATCAATTTCAGCTTCAATTTCAGCTTGGAGTTTATTGATCAATGCTTTCCCAATATCAACATTACCCAATATCATGTAGTTATTGATGCGAGTCATTAAACTAACAAAATATTTCCACGCATGCTTAAATGGATTGCGTCTAAATGTCGATATTGTAATTGATATTAAAAATGTAAATGTAATAATAAATGTTTTCATATAGTACAATATACTTTAAAATGTTTTCATATAGTACAATATACTTTATATTGTTATTAAATACTTATTAATCAAGAAATCTTTGAGCATAGCATATACCAATATTCCCTTTCAACATATCATATGATATTATGTTATCTGAAAGTAATGCCGGAGAGGTTCTACGTATTAATGGGAGTGCATATTGGACATATACGCCTACATCATTTAATAATGTAGAGTCATGATTAAATTCAATCTCTATCGTTGGTAGTGGATGGAAATTAGCATGTAAATTATCAAATAATGTAGTTAAACATTGTTCAATTATCATATGCTTAAGTAATAATTTAATCATGATCTCAACACACTCCCAATTTCACCAAACGTAGTAGTTTGATAATATTTACCGTCACCAACTACATATGTAGCATTATCATATCGAGATGATTTTCCACACGCACGTGGATATTTCAAAACCGTCACAGAGTTAAGGTTAATGGTTGGAAATTGTTTTCGAATACGATCAACACATTGTTGAATTTTGATGTTAGTCATATCAGGTTTAATAAAATTATCAGTAATCTGTGCGAATGTAGTATCGATACAACGCTCAAATATAAAATGTTTAACAATAGTTTTAATCATTAGTTATTTCACCTAATTTAGCAGCTAGTGCGAGTTTTATATGCACTGGTGCATCAATTTCCAATCTGTAATGTCCAGTATCAGAATCAACCGATAAGGTAAAATTATTTATAATACCTTCCGATTGTAATTTATAAAACGAATTACTTAGATATAACAAACCCATTGGTGGTGTATGGAAATTTTTTAATAATTCACTAAACAACACACCAATGGATATTTCATATATATAATGTTTTAACCAAAGCTTAATCATTACATCTTCGTATTCTTTTTAGCCAAGTTTGCATTAGCCTCATCCGAAAGAGCTTCTGTGTCTATTGATAGGCGACCTTTCTTAGCAACCATATTAGACGCATCAATTGAATTAAGACGTTCTGTAACCGCTACTGCAAGTCCATTCACAGATAATTCATTATCTTCAATCATATAATGAGCATCATTAATAAGACCCGCAACCATCGCTTGGGTAAATTTAGCTTCAATAATTTTACCAGCAAGTGTAATCAACTCAGGATCATCCGATTTGAACATGATTTTACCATTAACATCATCCTCTTCCATCATATCAGGATCATCATCAAATTGTTCGATTGGATAATAACCTCTCAATTCGGCTTTAACAAAAATAATATTAATTACTTCTTCAGCCGTTTGTGGTGTCTTCACATGAATTAATTCATCAAAACGTTCAGGTCGAACTAAAGACGAATGTAATTTAGATGGATCATTCACAGTAGCTAACACAAATGCTTTAAAATCCTTATTATTAGTACCATCAAGTAATGAAATAAATTCACCAGTGATTTCATCCTTACTTGTAAATGGTCCTGAATCTAAATCATCAAATACAACAATTGAATGAGGGAACATAGAAAAGATTTTAAATACTTGACGAATACCCATTGTACTATTAATACTATCAGGACTAACCCAGAATACTAACTTATCACGGAATTGATTTGTAAGTTTATGTACACAGATTGTTTTACCAACTCCAGGTTCACCTACTAGCACCGCACCACGCCTAGCGTCTTCACTAAGAACCTTACGCATAGTATTAGTAATACGCTTAACATCAATGTTTGTAATCTCAACATCAATCTCTTTACGTTTACAAATTTCAAGACGAGTGCCATTGATCTTCACAAAGTTACTACGAGTATCAACCTTTTCAATATATAATTCATACATAATCTTTTGAATCTTTTCTTCAAGATCATCAGGATGCATTTTCATTCCGGTCACAGGATAAAAAAGTTTGCATGTAGTTGAGCTAGTTGTATCTTCATCCTCGAACATACCACCAGTAGTCTTAATTATAATACCCCATTTATTATCTTTATCAATTGTACCGGCTAATTTAATAGTCTTTGATATAGACACATAAGATGTGTCATCACCTTGATCAGTATTGTTATTACTATTATTTTTCTTACCATCATCAGTTACAATGTTATCAAGAGTAATTGTATATTTATCTTTATGGTAATCACTCATATCAACAAAAGCTTCCGCCATCGCATGAGTAATATCAAGATGAGTTTCACTAACATAATTACCGTTAGGTAATCCCATCAATTTAGCAATATCATTATTTTTTGTACTTCTGAATTTTTGTTTCTGCTTTAAAATATTCCCAAGTGCAGCACTCACTGAAATCAAATTAGCTGAATTTTCAAGAATGTCTAAATATTCTTTAGCCTCAGGATTTTTAATAAACGTGCGACCAATCTTAGCCGAGTTACCTAAAATATAATTCATCATTTGAATTCTATTTCCAAGGTCTTTCTCCTGAAATATAAGACGAAGTAAATACTGACCTTTTTCTTTAAGAGTTAACCCTTTCCAATAATCCGCATCAATCTCGATTGATGGAAACCCATCACCAAAATTCCAATCATTGTTGTTATTCATATAAATAGTTCTCCGAACTTAATTAGTTAGTTATATCTAGTTATTATCCGATCCAGGATGAATATTACCATAGTTAGACGCAGCCTCTGTATAATCGTTAAATAAATTATCAGACTCTTCAGCAATGTCGATATCATAATCTTGATGCACCGGACCATCTTCGACAGTTTGGATATCTTCATTAGGGTCTTTGTTTGGTGTAGTTCCACCATACTTAAGAATAGCTTTAAGTTTATTTCCAATTGAAATAGTAAATAATGCAAACATGCCCCATTTCAAAATTCCTCTGATAATATTATGATTTATCGTCATCATCGTCCTCCGCATTTTTAATCTTACTACTAATTCCTAATAAAATTCTAGTTTTAATAACTACACTCATTGTTAAACTAAGGAAAGCTGCAATCTTTGCAATAAATCCTAAAAGTTCTAATATTTTTTTTATATCTATTTTCATTATTTCACCTCGTTCTATGAAAAGATAGCATTGTTTTAATTAAAACCGAAAATTATTTTCATTATATACGTAAAAGCATACAATCAATAATTTCAGTTGGATTAATAAATCTACTTACATTATCACCATTAATTCGCAATGTAGTTTCACCTGCAATGCGAGCATTATATATATCATTATATAATGCATCCGCTATTGTATCTTCAAGTGTAATTTCAATTGGAGTGTTACTACATCGGTATAAAATCGTTAGTATTTTCATGTTGAGAAATATACAAAAGTATATCGAAAACTAGGAAAGTTTTTTTACAATTTCCGTAATTAAATTAGAAAAATTTTTAAATGTAAATTCACAAGTAGGCTTGAAATAAGGTAAACACTCAATTGTATCGTTACAGACAATCTCAGTATTACTTGATTGATACATTGCCAACATTGAACTTTCCGATATATTATTATCTAAAATAGATTCATCTTTGTCATTAATTAAATCAAAAACATTTTCAACTGAAAGTGAGTTTCTATGTATAAACCCATACTTACTTATACGTGTGTTAAATAAATTAGTTATATATGGTAATTCTGAAATTGGAAATACATTAGGTCGATGTTTCATCATACCATCAGCTTTAAGTTCACCAATGAAATCCATAACTTGGAGTTTACGCTTATCAACTCCACCCCAAACATAGTTATATGTAAATTGAATATCATTAGATAGATTACCATCAAGATCATCAAACGCCTCACGTAATCCATCCACACGATCTTCAAAAAACCATCCACCTATGTGAACCATATCTACTTTATTAAATTGAGTTCCAAAAAAATCATATAGCGGATACCGTGGGCATACTGTGTGGGGTTTATTAATTCCACCAATCTCAGCAATCTGTCGCATCACATCGTTAATGTAAATAACATAACTAGCTGCGTTAAGATGTTTAATATTAATTGAATTAATTTTATGTACAATATATATAAGTTTACATTCTGAGTGAATGTCATATCCTTTACATGGATCAGTTCCATCATTTAGATTTATAATTACAATATCATTTCGACCAATTTTATGCTTCTTGGGAGCAATTTTTGCAAACCTAAACCACTTGATCCATTCAAGTGTAAAATTATTTATTTTTGAGGTAGTTTCATTATACAATGAATCTTTTAATACAAACACATTACTCATTTGTACCAGATTCCTTTATACTTTCGGCTTCTTTACGGTCATAATATGTTTTAAACGCACCCCAATGGTTTATTAGCCAATTTATTCGGGCAGTTTTCTCGCCAATATCTTTACCAGCTTTTTCGGATTCAATCCATTTATGTTTATTGATCTCCGATCTAACTTCATTAGTAAATTTATCCATATCAATACCTTAATCAGTGACATTTGGGTTAAGAGCAAGTGCTAAACGTTTCATCGTCTTTGGGTCTCCCATCATATGCTGTAATCCAAAATGTCGGTTATCGGGAATATCATTCATTGATACCCATCTATAATCACTGTGTTCATAATTCAATGAAGGAATTATTTCTGTATCAGTTATACCTATAAATGTCCGATATACAAAATTTGTATATCGTCCAATATTAACCGGTTTAGTTGACATAACTTTATAATCACGCCCCTCAATAAACCCAGCTTCTTCAATCAGTTCACGCTTCGCACACTGTATAGGAGTCTCATATTTTTCTACACCACCACCAAATACAGACCATACCGACTTTTCAGTTCGCAAAGCTAATAAAATCCGTTGAGTTGTCGGACACACCATTAAAAATCCAGCACCTAGTTTCATATTTTTCTATCACGTTTCAATTACTACTAAGATAATTTTTTTATTCATAAACTTATATAAAATTATCCATAGAAAGCGTTTATCTTCGCTTTCAATCGAATCGGAGACTCTAATTGTGTCCAATTAGTAATAAAATTACTGTTAAATGGTTTTCCACCCATAGGCACAGCAATTGTTATATGTGATATTGTATTATCACTTGGAACGTCACTCTCTATTTTAACCGCCATTGCGTCATTACTGATACCAATAGAAACTGCATTTAGATATACATCTTTACCCATGTTGTTTTTTAAATACACTTCAACCACTTCATTCTTCTTTTTACCAAAAAGTAAAGTCATATGATGAGCATACGTTTTCCAGTTTTCTGGTATTTCATCTTTCACTACTTCAAGTAACTCAAAATGAGATTCAGGATATAAAAATGCACCATAATAAATTGGTCTCTTACCAGTATATGATTCTACTTTAGTATGTGAACTTGCAGCATCCGATATCAACTGTTCAACCAGTTCTTGCTCAAGTGTTGCGTCCATATATCGTTCAGCTTCTTTGATAAAATGAACACCACCGTTTAAATCAAGTGTATCCAAAAAATCATTAAACCTTTCAACATGCTTACGACGATCTTCCCACATTTCAACACTAATAACATCACCATATAATGAAATTACATCACGAATGAATTCTTGTTTAAAATTCATTGTAAATATTTTAACACCCTTCCCTGTAGGTTTGAACCCATAGTGATCGAATACTAATTCATTTGTTTCCAGAATCTGTTTTACCAAATCCTCATATTGTGTTGTACGACCAGTAAGCAACACAGTTACAGTATTCACATCAGCCATAGCTTCATGAACATCTGCAACCACGGCTTCATTAAAATCACTATTACTAATATATCGATCTTCTAAAGTACGTGGATTCTGGAACCACCCATAACCACCCTTGTGAGTTTCTGACATTAACTTCCCGAACATTTTGTTATCCCACAAATTCCGATTAGGGATTGGAGAGTTAAAAATAGTTCCATCAAAGTCAAAAATTTTTATGACAGTACCACTACCAACATCAGATTCTACTGAATCGAATATGTCTTTATCATCAATTAATGTTTTCATACTAACTTACCAATAAATGATTTTACTTCCTCATCGGAAGGTTCATTTCCGTTTTCAAACTCCGAGAACAACCAAGCATTTACAGCTTTGATCGCCTCACCAAATTTAGCACCTTTTAAACCAGATCCCATAATAAATTTATTTACCTGTTTCTGACGTTCAGTAATTGATTTAAATGTAGAAATTTTTTGAATTTTGTCATCCGCATTTTCTATATCTTTTCCAATTACCGCAACAAATGTTTGTCTAAGAATATCAAAATCCGAATCAGTTATCATATTTAATGCAACCGATTTAGGAATTTGATCAATCTTTCCATAGTATGGTAACATACCAGCAATAAATGCAACGGACTTAATCTCGTCATTAGTTAAAGTTAGACGTTTACCAAGGGTCTTAATTTGATCTGTATTTAATCCAAACAATAAAATAGCAAAATTAATCTTCACATTATCAGTATTGGCTTTACGAACTTGTTCAATTTTATCATTAGTTAATTTAACTTCAGGTATAATAACATCCCATATACCAGTTTCATCTAATAGATCAAGTGCATTAGCAAATTTATCACCACCATAATCGATTATTTTAAACAATTCATCACGAATACGCTCGATCGAAGTACTTGAAACAGTATCTTTTAATTTTTTCATAGCTTCCATTGTTTTATCATCAACTTTGAAATTAAAACGAGCTGCAAATCGAACCGCACGAAGAATTCTTAGAGCATCTTCACTGAAACGCTCATTAGAATCCCCTACGGTGCGTAGTACGCCTTTTTTAATATCATCAGTTCCACCATGGTAGTCAATTACGTTTCCAGCAGCATCAATACCCATAGCGTTAATTGTGAAGTCTCTACGTTTAGTATCTTCTTCAAATGATTGAACGAATTCAACTTTATCAGGTCTACGCTTATCACTATAATCACCTTCTGTGCGAAATTGAGTTAACTCATAATCCTCACCTTTATAATGAACAATTACAGTACCATGTGCTTCACCACCACCATATTCAACAGTTTTAAAATTATTTTTAATAGTTTCAATTGGCATGTTAGTTGCAATGTCGATATCATGTACATTTACATCACCCATAGCGATATCACGTACAGCACCACCGACTACATATGCCTCAAAACCTTTAGCATTTATCTTGTTCATTAACTCGACACCAGACTGAACCATAGGATTTTTAAATTTATTCCATTCGATTTTTTTCATTTTAATTCCTTTGTATATGATTCAAATATAATCATTTTACATTAAAAACGATCATTTTCTTCATTCCAATGTCATTTTCAATGAAAATATATGTGTCATAATATAGAAAATTATAAACAAAAGGTAAGTATACATCATAAAATGGTAAAAATAAATGAAACGTATTAACATATACATCACCGAAGACACTGATCAAGATATAGATAATCTATCAGAATTACTTCAAGTGAACCGCTCAGAAATAATGAGAAAGGCTATTACTGAATTTTCAGATAAACATGCTTCTGAATTAGATAGCTTTATAGAAGGACTTGAAGATTTAAGTATCGAACTTCCAGAAAATAATAACCGAGGTCACTTTTTAGTCGAATGTGAAAATAATCCTGAATTCTTCATTGAAAATTGTCTAAAAATTAATACAATTGATGAAGGTATATCACCTTTCACATTATATAAACATCAGAAACACTTATTATTTAAATTAGATAACTATGAAAAAATTGTAATGAATACATCTCGTCAATTAGGTCTAAGTACTCTTATGACAGGATATATGTTACACTATATGATATTCAATCAACATAAAAATGTTGTGGTAGTGTCACCAAAGCAATCACAAGCATCGGAGTATGTAACTCAAATGCGAGATATGATTGAGAGACTCCCAGATTTTATGAAAGCTAATCTACTTAGCTCAGTTACAAAAACTAGAATCAGTTTTAAAAATGGATCTACGTTTATAGCGTCGTCTGCATCCGTGGGTGGATGTAGAGGAATGTCAATTAATTATTTATTTGTTGATAACTTTGCTCATATACCACGATCACAAGCAGATGAATTTATAGCATCTATATTTCCAGTAATCACAAGTAACATAAATAGTAAAATTGTTGTTGCATCTACACCAGATAAACCAAATCATTTTTATAAAATGTGGACCGATGCAATATCCAATTACAATAGCTTTCAAGCAATTAAACTCCCGTGGTATTTAATGGAAACTAGAGATGATGAATGGGAAATTAATCAAAAAATTAGTCTTGGTGAAAAAACATTTGGACGTGAATTCAACTGTGAATTTAATTATGAAATGAAGGGTGACTTATATGCCGTTTAATAATATAACTAACCTTAGAGGGAAAAATGATACGTCACAAATCATTATTATTAGTAGTCCATCTGGATGTAATCACTTTAAAAAATTATGGGATAACGGTAGATATGAAGGACAATATATTAATAGTAAATATTGTAACGCATTTATTAAACATTTAATACCATATACCGCAATGGAATCACGAGATGAAACATGGCGAGAAGTAATCACTAAACAAATAGGTGAAATTAGATTCAAACAAGAATATATGTGTGAATTTATTGGAGGAAACATATAATGGCATTTAATGGAGTAGCCAATCTTAGAGATGGTAATGAAAGCGTACAGGTAGAACCTTGGATGCTTAAAGAACTTGCAAAGTGTGCAAAAGATCCAATCTATTTTATCCGTAATTATGTTTACATTAATACGAAAGATAAAGGTATGCAACTGTTTGGATTGTATGATTTTCAAGAAGAATTAATTGGTAGATTTAATGAAAATCGATTCAACATCGCAAAATATCCTCGTCAGGCTGGTAAATCAGCTACGACACGTGCATACATTTTATGGTATGCGTTATTCAATGAAGATAAAGTTGTTGCTATCCTTGCGAATAAATTAAATTTAGCACAGGAACAATTACAGCAGTTACGTGACTCATACCTTGCATTACCAATATGGATGCAACCAGGAGTTAAGCAATGGAACAAACGTGGAATTCAATTTTCACATGGTACACGTGTTGTATGTGCAGCTACATCTCCCGATGGTATTCGAGGTATGTCAATTAATCTATTATACCTTGATGAGTTTGCGTTCGTTAAATCTCATTTAGCTGATGAATTTATTGCATCTGTATTCCCAACTATTTCATCAGGTAAAACTACTAAAGTTATAATTACATCATGTGTGACAAAATATACTATGATATTCACTGAAAATGGAATCCAAGAAATTGGTGATTTTATAGATGAAAATAAACCATATGGTGGATATGAAATACCTGAATATAAAGTACTTGGTATGAGAAATGAACTCAATACAGGCGTACTTATGCATAATGAAGGTAAAGTACCAACTAAAGTTATCACCAGTGCATATAGTGAACTTGAATGCTCTCTTGAACACAAACTATGGGCATGTAAAAATGGTGAATATGGATGGTTTAAATCTAAAGAACTTGATGTCGGTGATTTTATATCAATCAAATATGGTATGAATCAATGGGGTAATGATGACATAGATTTTATCGATACCAGTAGAGAATATAAAAATTCTAATAGACTAGGTAACCTTACAAAAATTACACCCGATATCGCATACTTCCTCGGAATGTTTATTGCCGAAGGAAATGCTAGACAGCAAGTAGGGTTAACGTATGTTGATATTACATGCGGCGATGACCTAACTAAATCATTAAACGCATTAGGGTTGAGATATTCATTAACTCCAGATAAGTTGCATTATAGAATATCATCTACATCACTTGTATTATTATTAAAATATTTAGGATTTGAATTAGATAGAAAAGCACCTAAAAAAATCATACCACCTAGATTAATGCAGATGTCGAAAGAATGCACCTCAGCGATGATTCAAGGTATCTTTGATGGTGATGGGTGGACAACTAAGGGTAACTATAGAATTGGTATTAGAGTATCATCTAAACGCTTAATACAACAAATAAAAATGTTATTTATTAACTATGGTATATTATCTACATATGGCGAAGGAATTTCACGACCAACTGAGTTAGTTAAAGTTGAAAGTCGGTATTATTTCACTGAAGTTACTAGATATGACATGGTGAAAAAATATTTTGATGAGATTGGATTTAGATTCAATCGAAAACAGTCAATATTTGAAACATTTAAAGCTCCAACTAGAATTGGACATAAAGATGATTTAATACCATATTCAACTGATCTACTTAAACAATGGAAAAAAGAAAAAAATATTCCATATAGAGGACTAAAATTACCCACTGCTCATAAACGAATTAAACATATATCAAGGCATGCATTATTAGAATTTAGGGAATCACTTAATGATCAATATGATATTACTGATAGTGTATTTGATCACATAGATGACAATATTATTTGGACTCCTATTACTAATATAACAGACTCTGAAAATAATGTATATGACTTCTCACTTAATGATGTAGATGGTGATAAATGGTGTCATAGTGTCATCTATAATGGTATTGTAGGACACCAGACACCCAATGGCATGAATCATTTCTTCCGTATGTGGGAAGATGGTAGATACCCTGATGAAGAGGTAGATGAAGATAGTTTCAATGGCTACATCAAAAGCGAAATCCCTTGGAATGCTAAAGGGTTAAACCGAGATGAACAATGGGCACGTGATGAAATAAAAACAATAGGTGAAATTCGATTCAATCAAGAGTATAAATGTGACTTCGTTGGATCTGTATCTACATTAATTGACCATAATTTCTTAAAAACAATTAAATCAAAAAAACCTCTTAATATTCCAAAACTCCCAGAGTATATGAAAATATATGAACTTCCTCGTAGACGTGAAGAACTTGAAACTAAAAACTGGGAATATGTTGCATCACTTGACTCAGGTTATGGTGTACATCAAGATTACTCAGTATTACATATTTTTCTAGTTAAATCTAACATCACAGTACATCAAGTTGCAACAATTGCAGCCAATAATATGGAAATTGAAGAATTCTGTAAAAAATGTTATGTAATACTTAAGAAATATCATGAACCAGGTTTAATCATTGAGCAAAATGGACCAGGTGGAGTTGCAACTAATTTCTTCTACAGTCAAGCTGAATATGAAAACCTATTACATTTTGATCCTAAAGGTCAACATATGGGATTATGGGCTTCCGCCAAATTGAAACAGAACGCATGTATCTTATTTAAAACATACATTCAACGAAAATTCATGCATCTATATGATAAAGAAACTATCAATGAAATGCATTCATTTGGTCGATTAACACAAGAAAAATGGGGTGGACTTGGTGGTAACCATGATGATAGAATAACCGCTGCATACTGGATACCTTATTATCTACAATCACCATTTTATTATGGAAATATTGTAGAAGTTAATTTAAAAGCACTTGAAGAGGATGAAGTTATACTAAAAACTGAGGAACAAATTAATAGTGAGCGAACAACATTAGCTCAAATGCAAGATCCTAAGTATCATAATAAAACTCTATCGGATTCAGCTGAATATTTATCGGACGCACGACGTCCTGATGATGATGAACCACTTGGTTTAATATTTCGACAATAATTAATTTATTATAAACTAAGAATAACACGTTACTAAAGGTAAAATTATGAAAGGTTTTGGAATATTAAATGATATAGACAAGTGGGTTAAATTTACCGCTGTCACTGAAGCAAAAGAGTTAGTTCCTATGAAAGATCTAACCGACGAGCAAGATACTGAGATGGAAAAAGTAGTTGTTCCTATGCTAGATGATGATGAATATAAAGCATCTGGATCTGCTGGGAATATTCCTAATGAAAGTCTTGATAAAGAAAAAAAAGCACAGCTTGGTGCCGCTGAATCTGATAAAGAGCCTCAGATGGATGGACTTGGTATTGGTGGTGGTATTAGTGGTAGTTTAGGTAAAGCAATGTCACGTACAGAAGCATTTGAAGGTGATGAAGTCACTGATGAAAATCCAATGGATGACGCTAGAGATCGTACAACTGATACCGTAATTGAACGTGTGGAAGATGTATTTAATGATATGTTCGGTAAATCATATCAAGACAAAGCTAAAGAAAAAGATTATGATTTTGACGCTACTAAACCAATGGTAACAACAAAAGAACCAGCGAAATTTAAAGTAAAAAAAGGGTGGTAATGTTGTGGGGAAATTTAACCGAAAGTTAAGTCAACTTGAGGCTATATATCAAATCGCAGGTCCAGTATTAAAAACCGAAGATCCTGTGGTGATCTCTACATTCATTAAAAACGTATTTGAACACAGTGAAGATTATGGATTAAATCAATTAAATAATGATTGGTTTAATCGATTCGCTTCAATTGATAAAAAACATGCAAGTACGTTAGTCCATAATTTATTACAACAAAATAACCAACTCATCTCTAAAAAATCTATTTTAGAAGGTATAGAGTTATATCAAACGGAGATATCTAATGGCAAAGCCTAGATTATTTTATGATGGAAGTTGTCCAGTATGTACGAATTATGTTAGATTAATTCGTAAAAAAATTACACCAGATGAAGTAGATTTTGTTGCAACTGGTGGAATGGCTGATGATTTCCAATATGCAAACCGCAATAGCGAAGTTACTCAAGGTAATCAAGCAATTGACGCATTTGCAAAAGATTTCCCACACATACTTGATTATGTATGGATGTTACCACCACAATATAAAGTAGCTGGGTTAAAAGCTGCATATGCTGTAGGCAGCACTATTAGAAAAGTATTTAAGAAAAAAGGATGTGGTTGCGGCAAAAAGAAAAAGTAAATATAAACTAATATGCGATTATAATCACAACGGAGTAATATAATGAATACCTATGTAAAATTTAATAATTTTTTAAATAAACTTAAAACTAATAATAATAAAAATTTAATTGAATCAATTAATAAAGGATTTAACGCTATATTTGAAAATACATCACATGATATATTCGCATCTAAAGACATTAATCGAATTAAAACATATCTCTCAGATATTAGAAAACCTGAAGATGATGACAGCGGTTTATTTAGTAGCGAAGACCTAAATTTTAATCATGATAGTCACCAATACTTTGATAATTTAACAAAACAAGAATTATATAATGCTGTTAATAGTGGTGATGTGAAATATACATCAGAGTTAATGAATTTATTATCACAATACGGAATTAATATTGGTGGATTATTATGTTACATAGTTGATCATCATTTAAAATCACCAAAAACCTCATTGGAAATGGGTGAACTCTTAATTAATAATACAGATGGTGGAAATATGGCATTCCTTAAAAATGTAACTAATTTTGCAAATAAACACAATCGTCCAGATTTAATTGAAACTGCAAAAAATATGTATAACAAATAAATGTATATTTACAATTATTTACCATATAAGACGTAAAAAGAAAAGAAAAGAAAAGAAAAGAAAAGAAAAAGAAGCGTTAAACGCTTCTTTTTTATGTAATGTCTTGAACACCAATTAGTTTAACAGGACATCTAGCAATCTCTTTGAATTCCTGAACAAGCTCTCTAATTATAGATAACCATTCGTCTGTCATTTTACTAACAAGAATATCATCAACTTTAAACCCTATAAAAATATTATAACCAGAATCATAATATGGACTAAGTGTTGTCATATCATTATCTTCGGTAAATTCCTATAAATCACCATCATACTTCTCAGGAACAGCGATGTCATCGTAATGAGCATCAACTATCATTCCACCATCATAAAATACACCCATAATATTATCCAATCGAAACTTTTACAGCTTCGCCTTTTGCTCGATGTGGTAGTGTTACATGCAAAATACCATCATCTAACGACGCACCAATTGCACTCTCGTCAATCATTTTCTCAAATGGATATTCAAATGTAAATGATCCCATTAAAAATTTTGGAATAGTTTCAACCCTTTTCAATATAGGATTCTTACGTGTTTTGGTATTACCTTTAAGGCTTTTTTTAAGCTTATCAATATTACTTTCACGTTTACCAGAAATTACTAGAAACCCATTACTAAATGTAATACCAAGAGTCTTTTTAGATACACCCGATAAATCCATAAATAAATGATATGAATCCGATAAAGTAGCAACTTCAATATTTGGATATTCAGGTGCAGCTTGTTGTATTGGTATCTGGCGTTGCGGTTGCATAGGTTGCATAGGCTGTTGTTGTGGTTGTGGTTGTGGTTGTGGTTGTTGTGGCATAAATTGCTGCTGCATGGGTTGCTGCTGCATGGGTTGCTGCATGGGTTGCTGCATGGGTTGCGGTCTCTGTTGTGGTCTCTGTTGTGGTCGTCGTTGATTCGCTCCACCAACCGCACCAATCCCCGGAATATTAAGCCCCGGAGCATGTTGCTCTAATTGTTGTGCAGCAGTTCTTGAATCAACTGATATCATACGTCCTGTTTGTCCATCCACTATCTGTACATTGCTGTTGATATGGGTTTCTTCTAATTGTTTTGATGGCATTTCTATATTCCTGTCATTTTGAAGATCCGGTTCGTCATGTATAAAGAACCTTTCTTCGATGTAATGGTCTGTAGTTAATTTATTTTTTTTTATCTCTGCACATGAATTTTTCTCATCTATTTCAAGGTTAGATAAATCTTGTTCTTTTTCAGGGTTGCTGAATATGCGGGATAAAAACTTTAACATTATATTGGAACTTCGTGTAATAACTCACTTAACTCTTGGATTTCTATATTTTTCTTTAATTTTGATAGTGCTCTATCTCTAATTTGTCGAACACGTTCACGTGATTTACCAATTTTTTCATTTACCTCACGTAAATTCATCGATTCCCCACTAGCATTCAATCCAAACACACTAGTAATAATAAACTTTTCTTCTTCATTAAGAACAGTATCTAAGATTTTAATTAAATCTTTTGACATTCTATTACGTTCTACTTGAATATCCGGAGCTATTATCGACTCATCTGGTATTATATCCTGAAGAAGCAAATCACTCTCATCATGAATTGGAGTATCAAGAGACTTAGCTCCCGACATCATCTGAACAAATATACGTTCATCTTCAGTTAAATATTCAGGTTTAGTTTGTCTCAATTTATTTAAACGCATTTTCTGATTTGGCGGTAACCGAATTAAATCATTCTCTTCAAGATATTTACTTACCTTACATCGAATTTGCCACACCGCATATGAAATGAATTTCACACCTTTGGATGGTTTAAATTTATCAACCGCAATAATTAACCCTAGCTTACCTTCACTCATAATATCATTAATATCAACTCCAAGTTTGCGATTGTAGTGCATTGCGATTTTTAAAACAAACCGCAAATTGGACCGAACTAGAGTATTTCTAATTTGCTCTTTAATAACTTGAGAATTAGTAGAATTATATTGTGAGAAAAGAATTTGCTCATCTTCACGTGAAAGAACTCTAGTCTGGGAAACTTCTTTAATCATCAATCTAGTAACAGTATCAGATTCATTGTAATTTATATGCATATTCCATCTTTTGTTGTATATAATTATAAATATAGCAAGTTTATTCCTTTTTGTGGAAAGTTTTTGTATTTTTTTAATATATATTCTGGAGGTATATACAATGAATTTAATGATTGCAGGAATACAAGGTAGTGGAAAGGGTACACATGCTGCTACTTTAGCTAAAATATTTAAACTTAAACACATCTCATTTGGTGATACAATTAAAGAATGTCTTACTAATAATCCATCACTGGTATATCCATATACACTAGAAAAATATAATAATGGCGAACTTGCACCTGATGAAGTTTTATTTAAAGTTGCTGATACCTACTTAACCGAAGGTAATTTTATACTAGATGGTTTCCCACGTACTCAAGGTCAAATGGATTATATTCTAGATCATTTTGAAATTGATCACTGCATTTATTTAGAACTTGAAGAAGATGTTGCGATTGAACGTTTAAAATCTAGAGGCAGGTCCGATGATAGTGTCGAAGGAATTAAACGTAGACTTATACAATTTCATGAACACACCGAACCAATTTTTAAAATATTTGAAGATCGTGGCATTATGACTCGTGTTAATTCTGATCAAACTGAAGAAGATACCTTAAAAAAAATCATCGAGATATTTACCATATAATAGATCAATCATATAAAAATCATAATTATTAAATAAAAATGATTGACAACCAACCAAATAGTTTCTATATTATAATCAAAGTTAATGACCAAATAAATAAAAAGTATTATTTTTGGTTGATATATCTCAAAAAAGATATATATTAAATAATAACAAAAGAATTTTTAACCAAGAGAATTTAAAATGAAAAAAGTAAGTTTGCATCTGTCTAGTTTATGTTTATCATGGTCAAGTGACCATAATAGGTTCCTAATGATTGGTGCGTAATTACATTTTAGTTTTTTCGCAACGAAGCGGGAACCTTATAGGTTTCCGCTTTTTTTGTGTTCTTTTTGAATATGCTTCGGTGGTGGAATTGGTAGACACATTCGGTTTAAGCCCGAACGGACGTAAGAGCCTTGCGAGTTCGAATCTCGCTCGAAGTACTAAATATGCCTATGTGGTGGAATTGGTAGACACGCCGGACTAAGAATCCGGTGCCTGTAATGGGCATGGGAGTTCGAATCCCCCCATAGGCACTAAACTTACAGTCTTTGCACTGTGAGTGATATTTTGACATGATGATATAAAAAAATATGGGTACGTGAAGGGAATTGGTATACCTTGCTGACTTAGAATCAGTAGCCTGTGAGTTCGACTCTCACCGTACCCACTAAAAACATATGGACACGTGATGGGAACTGGTATACCTATTTCATTCAAAACGAAATGCATGTGGGTTCAACTCCCACCGTGTCTACTACTAAGGGTTAGTAGAGAATTGGTATATCGACTGGTTTTAAGTCCCAGTGTCTTTGTGGGTTCGAGTCCCACCTAACCCACTAAAAAATTTTCGTACCCGTGGTAGTTCAATTGGTAAGAATTCTTGACTGTGAATCAGGAGATGTGGGTTCAAGACCCATCCACCGGATATATTTTTTGGAAGTGTGGTCGAGTGGCTTAAGACGCTAGTCTTGAAAACTAGAGGTCCCCTTGGGGGCACGTGGGTTCGAATCCCACCACTTCCTTATTCTATTTGCGTTGTCTTATAAACAATAGATAGTTCGAAACTAACGATAATTAACAATGAAATGTAAACAATGTAAAAATGAAATTAAAATAAATAGTCGATATGACAAGAAAAAACAATTTTGTAATCGATCCTGTGCAGCAACATATAATAATACGAGACGAACTCATTCGGATGATACTAAAATCAAAATTAAAAAATCCGTTAATGAATACATAAAATCTAACTGTACATCAAATAATAAATATGAAACAGTTACATCTAAATTAAAGATATGTACAGTATGTGGAATTAATAAAACTAGACAACTAATATGTTATAAATGTAACCGTAGTCAACGAAACATTTGTATTGATTGCGGTAAACGATGTAGTGGAACTCGATGTCAAAAATGCGATAGAATATATCGAACTGTAACGGTATATAATCAAATTGAGAGTGGAACATATAAAGTGAAAGATGGTATACATGTATTGAAACGATATGTTATTGAGACCCGTGGTCATCAATGTGAGATATGTAAACGCACTACATGGGGTAATAAACCGATTCCATTAATATTAGATCATATTAATGGAAGGTCACATGACCATAACTTAAAAAATGTAAGACTTGTATGTGGTAATTGTGATATGTTATTACCAACATATAAATCTAAAAATCGGTATAGTGATCGTAATCGCTAACATTGCGAGATGGTCGAGTGGCTTAAGGCACCGTCTTGGAAAGACGGAGTCCCTTGAGGACCACAGGTTCGAATCCTGTTCTCGCATTTAAATGGAAGTATGACAGAGTGGCTTATTGCACTTGGTTGCTAACCAAGAGTCCCTTACGGGGCCGTGGGTTCGAATCCCGCTACTTCCTTAATTAACCTCAACAAAGGACATAATATGCATTATACAGCAATGGAGATTTAGCTTACGTAAAAAGGAGTTAAGTCATGAAAAAGTATAAAAAACAAATAACAACTACCGATAATCAAACGGTATACAAAAAACTATTACATCAAGAATTTTACTGCGATAGATGCAGAGCTAATCGTGGATGCAATAGTAATTACAGATACGGGAAACCTCGTAGCTGGAAAAAATACAGAAAAACTCAATATCGAGAGTACAAGGCTTAGATATTGAAACTATGGATAAAGCGATGTATTTATCCATTATAGATCTATGGTGTAATTGGTTAGCATAAAAGTCTCCAAAACTTTTGATTTAGGTTCAAATCCTAATAGATCTGTTAAATTCATGGTGATATTAGCTTAATTGGTAAAGCTCATGGTTGTGGTCCATGCAGATATCGGTTCGATTCCGATCTATCACCCTATAAAGATATGTATTAATTATGGCGTAATTGGAAAACGCATCTCAGGATAAGGGAAGTAAATAACTTGATACCCTAAACCCGGAAGTCGGATCAGAAGTTAACTGTGTAAGACGTGTGGATTCGAGTTCCACTGATTAATACATATTTTATTATGCACTTGTAGCCGAATTGGTTCAGGCGGTTGGTTGCAACCCAGCAGATGCAGGTTCGAGTCCTGTCAAGTGCTCTAAGGAGTTAATAATGGAAAAGTTAAAACGGTTCAGTAAAATGTCTAAATCGAATGCAACTAAACCTACCAATTTTGATCTTGACGATGCTGGTACAATTCGAGCATTAAAAAGTGAACTCAATTATTGGAAAATTAAGTATATTTTATTAGAGAAGTACGGAACAAAAACTTAGGAGATAATATGCGATATACATCAATGGAAATTTAGTGTTACTTTAACAAGGAGCACTAAAATGCAAGGATCAAAACGTAGTATGCGATATGCAAGAGAACTTGAACGAGACCGATACAAAGTGGATCGGTATCTAAAAAAATTAAGTTCTAAAAAACTAAGAAGAAAACCACTAACGGAAGATTTTCCACCAAACTATCATAAAAAAATGATACGCTGGTATGATATCGACCGTATGTGGTAACAAATATGATGCACTTGTGCATCACTATGACGATATAGCCAAGCGGTCTAAGGCAACGGTCTGCAAAATCGTGATCGGTGGGTTCAAATCCCCCTATCGTCTTATAAAAAATGTAATATAGAATTAAATCCTTTTATTTTATTTATATCATTATGAAAAAAATATGTTTAAAATAACCATAAAGGATTTTAAATATGTCAAAATTCAAAAGTAATCCATATAATCTATCACATAAAACTGAATATGATAAATATGGTAACGCACTTATTAAATTTAAATTTAAACAAAACGATTATACATTATATACATCTCCACATAAAGGAATGGATGATAAAGGTAATATCATCGACATCGAACATAAATTTACCGGAGAAATTACCAATAAATTAAAAGCAGCTAATGTTAGAACTCGACCCCAACACTGGATCGATAATCGAATTGATAATATAATTAATTTACTCACAAAATTAAAAAGCAATAAATACGTGATTGAGTGTAATGGTAAATCCAAAAAGTTTTCATTTGGTAATATCTTTGATGATTTTGATAAACTGAACATTAAATTACCATTATCAGAACGTATTTATTTTTACCTACGTGGAATTAAATTACTTGCACCTATAATGGATAAATATGATAAAACTCAATTTTCACATACACCTCTAATTGAATATAAAATCCCATATCCACATTTTAAGAACTTTAAAACCCATAACGAATGGATAACAGCATGTAGAGAATGGCAAACCGATTACAATACATTTAGACGTGATAATAATACAATGACCCGAATAATAGATTATACTCAACCTGATATTGATGACGTTACATGGTTACCCAATCAATCCGAATTACCAGAAGGATTCGAGTACTCTCTTCCCGATGATGGTACTCGCACAGAGATAACTACATCAGATGACGGCATTGTAACTTCTACTGTATATTTCAATGAAGATCAACCGTTACATAAACATCAATCTACAGTAACTATGCATATAGATCCAGAAACACTTGATATAATAAATAAACAAATTAATAGACCACCTACCGAAAGTGATCCATTTGATGAAAGTGATCCATTTGATGAAAGTGAAGGCTGGGTTGCAAATCCATTTATAGAAAAAACCGAAATTGGATATGACCTAGATGAAATGGTCTAGATGAATAATTATTTGCTATATTTATATGTATGTGTAATGTAGTAAATTTAAAAAATACCCCTTATGATGTATTTATAGGGAGGCCAAGCAAATGGGGAAATCCATTCAGTCATTGTGAACATACAATTGCCGAATTCAAAGTTGCGTCTCGTACCGAAGCAATTGCTAAATATAAAGATTGGATAGTGAATCAACCCGAACTAATGAATGCGTTACATGAACTAAAAGGTAAAACCCTTGGGTGTTATTGCAAACCGAAAAAATGTCATGGTGATATACTTGCTTCATTAGTAAATTATATAGAAGAGGATGATGTATTATGAATAAACCTAATGATGATATTAATGATATATTAAAAAATATACAAGACAAATCTGCTAATAACTCGATTGGTAAAAAAAAGAAAGCTCAAGACTTAAATAAGTTCATTGATATGAATGACGCCGTTGAAAAAATTTATGATAAAGCTAAATTAACACCAAGTGATGAAATTGATATAATGAAAGCCAAGCAGGATTTCACTGATTATGTAAGTACTTTATATCTACAGATGTATATAAATACACAACATGATGAAACAGGAAAACCTCGTAATGATATTATGGACGATGTACTCAATGAATACATTAAACACGTGTCACGGCATACAGCACATAATCAAGAACAAAACGAATTTAAAGATGAAAATATTTTTGATGGTCAAGTTGCTGACATGCTGTCAATTGAACGTAAACGCATATCAGATCGAAAAATTAAAGCAACAAACGAATATGCTAATATTATCAGACACCGATATAAATTTAACGAGAATGAAGATGATTTTACACCCTGATAAACGAGAATTTCTGCATAAATGTTTAGATATACTTGATAAACATGGCACTAAACAAAACGTATTAATTCTAGGTAAAACTTTACCTGGTATTTCATATGAAGACAATGTAATTTTAATTAATAAATCGTTGGATGATCTTTATATGGAAATCGAGCGGAAAACAAATAAAAACTCCGTATTTTATATGGAGAATGGAACTACTATACGATTTCACGGTGAATACATCTTTCTTGAAGAGTATGTAGATAACTTATTGAGGACTTAATGGATAATGAAGAGCCACTAAACGATGAAGGTTTAGAATACAATAATAGTGAAGACAAACAATCGTTTATAGAACGAATAGCGGAAGATCGAAAAGATATAATTCGTAGTAGAGTAAATAAAGAATTACAAGAACTTGAACTTCGAGATGTAGCTCCAGAAGAACTAGATAAAATAATGACACAATTTGGTACATTTGCTTCAATGCAACTACTTAGAATAGTTGCGTTAAAACTTTATGGTAGTAAAGGCAACGCATTAATCAATGAAGTAATTCAATCATTTATATCTCAGGGTAAAAGTGCATTAATGATTAAACAGCAGATTGATACAATTGAACAACAAGAAAGTAAATTAACTTCACTATTAGGTGATGAGATTATTGAAAAGGAACGTGAATTAATAACAGCTCGTGTGAATAAAATATATAGCGAGTTTGAAAAGGAAATTAAATCAGCACTGTTACTTGATGATCTACCCGAAGATGATATAGATGATGAAAATAATAATACCAATCAACCTTGGGGATAAACCATGAATAATGAAAAACTAAGTACTATAATAATAAATCAGATTATTAAAGAGTGTATCGAATTAGACGCTACATTTACACGTTTTGATATATTAGCCGAAGCACTTGAACGTAGTTGTTGTATTGACGAACATGACATTAACCTCATAATTAGTGAATATAAATATCCACTATATTATAAACAAAGTGAAATCCGACAAAATGGTATTTTATTTAATGTAATGCATCCAAGTGACCGATACGCTGAATTATATGAAGTACCTGATATTGACGCAATTCGTATAACAAATGCTGATATGTTTAGTCGACCACTTACAGTTGGTAGAAAACTTCCATTCAAATCAACTAAACGTATGCCACCCGATATTACAATTGAAAACACATTACCACCTATTGGAAATAAAGAAGATTATCAATTGATTGAAGATTTTCTTGGCATACCACACCCAACAATCAAACGACCTATGTTTAATAAAAATGGTAGATATTCAGTTCCATCATTAGATGTAAAAATGTCCGGATTGAATGCAGGTGATATTGTTTATGTAATTATCGGAATGGGATATGTTACATTATCAACTGAAACACCACCAGAATCAGCTATGGTTAATTTTGGTAACTCATATAACATCGGAGTTAATGGAACAGTTACAGTAGATCGTTATTATAATATAAGATTAAAAAATAAAATTTTATTTGCTGTTATTAATGCGATACCAGTGAGTTACGGTGGAGTTGAAAATGAAATTACAAAAATATCATCCGTTAAAGTTCAACCCATATCAACAACAAAAACAATTAATTTATATCCAAAAATATAAATACTATTAAAAATACAGATTGACAAAATAATATTAGTTTCTATATTATAAATATAAATAAATACAACAACATAGGAGAATCAAATTGGCAAAAGAAGAAGGTATTAGCGTAATAGGAATCGTAAAAGAAGCCTTACCAAACGCAATGTTTCGTGTCGAACTCGAAAATGGACACATCGTATTAGCTCATGTCTCAGGTAAAATTCGTAAAAACTATATTAGAATTCTTCCTGATGACAAGGTTTCACTAGAAATGTCGCCTTATGATCTCACACGGGGTCGAATCACTTACCGTTATAAATAACCTTATGCAAATAATTATAAAACTTGTAGCGATAGCTGCTATGATTGTGGTACCATTTGGGTTCGTTATTGGCGGAGCATTAACATTATATAAAAAACATTGGAGATCAAATGAAACAGAACGATATTGACATACAAAAACAAATTGTTCATAATACATTTAAACGTATACGAAATCGAACTTTAATGTTTTTAACTGCACTTATTGTATGTATTGGAAGTATTATTGGAAGTCTATCATACAATGGATCAAACTCTACAATAAATATTATTTGGATTTTATTAATAGTATGTTCTTTTATTCTCATGCATAATAATACAATAAAATCCGCCGATTTACATGAAGCCAATGCCGAGATTGATACACTCCATGAACTACGTAAAAAACAGATTGAGATGCTTCATAAAGAACATCGAGGTGATTATGAAAGTTAATGCTGCTGGATTTTTAATTGAAAGTAACGGACTATTTTTATTGGCTCATGTAACTCAACCCGATAATTATATTTTTAATCCTGAAGATCGTAACTGGTCTGTACCTAAAGGCGTTGTTAATAAAGGTGAAACTCTTATTGAAGCAGCCATTAGAGAAACCATTGAAGAAACCGGACTTGATGTTAGAACTCACTGGAATATACTTCCAGAAGTCCCGAGTTTTACAATCGATACTAAACGTAAAATCAATCACATCTTTCATCTTGTAGATGAATCCGGTAAATTACCATTACGAGAATTTTACTGTGATTCAATTATATATAATAAAAGATTTCCCTTTATGAATGGGAAACCTGAAATAGATATGTTCATTTGGGTAAATAGACAACACGCAGAACGTATTGTCATTAATTCACTT